CAAAGGAGAAAAGAAATGACCTACGAAAGCATCAAGAGGCATCGCTTACAATTCCAACTCTTTGATGATGACTTTAACGAATGCGATAGCGGATATTGTGGACTATGAAAAAACACACCAAACTCTACTTACAAGAAATGGGCTATGATGAAACGGATTGGATTCCTTGCGAGGTATGCAACCGCCAAGCCGTAGACATCCACCATATAGAAGCCAGAGGAATGGGAGGAACATCCAACCACGACACAATAGAAAACCTAATGGCTCTATGTAGGAATTGCCATATAAATATGGGAGATAAGAAACACCATAAGGAGTGGCTACAAGAAATCCACAATAAGAAGTTATTTAGAAGAGATAACCGATAAATACGGAGCATTACGGATGGAAAAGGATACAAAGGGACGTTTCACCGAAGGCAATAGCGGGAAGCCCAAAGGAGCAGTAAACAAAACCTCTAATAAAATCCGAGAGGCATTCCAAAAACTCATAGAGGACAACTTGGAGAATATGACCACTTGGCTTACTGAAGTAGCAGCGGATGACCCAAAGGCTGCTCTTGATATTATGACCAAGCTTGGGGAATACACAACCCCTAAACTCGCGCGGGTAGAGAACAAGCACGAGGTGGACGAGGGTATCACCGAAATACAACTCAACTTTGTCAAGCCTAAAGATTGATTACTCCGTAGTCTTCCAAAAGAACTGGGATGCAGATACCAAGATTATAGTCAATCAAGGAGGCACTCGTTCTGGAAAGACCTATTCCATTTTACAACTCCTCATAGTGCTTTCATTCAGCACAAGGGGTAAGGTGTTCACGATAGTGAGAAAGTCTCTCCCATCGCTTAAAATGACCGCCTATCGGGATTTCTTTGAGATACTCAATCGTTTGGGAATCTATGATGAGAAAAGCCACAACAAATCAGACTACACCTATTCCCTCAACGGAAACCTCTTTGAGTTCGTATCGTTAGACCAACCCCAAAAGAAAAGGGGAGCAAGGCGTGACTATCTATTCTGCAATGAAGCCAATGAACTCACTTGGGAAGATTTCTTCCAGTTGCTCGTGAGAACATCGGAGAGGATATGGATTGACTACAACCCTTCTGATTCGTTCCATTGGATTTACGACAAACTCCTCACAAGGGATGACATCACCTACATCCAATCCACCTATCAAGACAATCCCTTCTTGGATGCAACTATCGTAGATGAGATTGAGAGGCTTCGTGGTACGGATGATGATTACTGGCGTATCTATGGACTTGGAGAGCGTGGTATGTCAAGAGCTACAATCTTCCAATTCCAAGTAACCGAAGAACCCAAAGGCCAACTCATCTCATTGGGACTTGACTTCGGATTCACCAATGACCCAACCTCCCTTGTCAAGGTGTTTAAGGACGGTGACAACCTATACATCCAAGAGTTGCTCTATCACACCAACCTCACCAACCAAGACATTAGCCAAAAACTAACGGAACTGGGACTGACAAGGTTTGATGAGATATTTGCTGACTCTGCAGAGCCTAAGAGTATCGAAGAACTCTATAGAATGGGATGGAATGTCAAGCCCACCAAGAAGGGGGCTGACTCCATCAACGCAGGGATAGATGTACTCAAGCGGTACAAGCTAAACTGCTCAGGCCACAACCTGGTTAAAGAGATGAGGAACTATAAATGGGTAGAGGATAAGAACGGCAAGCTACTCAACAAACCTATAGATGCATTTAACCACGCTATCGATGCTATGCGATATGCAACCTACAATAAACTAACGAGACCTAATTATGGCAGATACGCAGTACGTTAAGGTACAATTCCCTGAGCACGCCAATGAGTTAACCATTGGGCAGTATCAGAAGTATGTAACGATAGAAGAGGGAGAGAGTAACTTCAAGACCCTGAAAGCTGCAGAGATATTCTTAGGGCTACCAATACGGGAAGCCCTCAAGATGCAGACCACAGACTTCTATGCGATGACCAATGAACTCTTTGAGATGTTGGCCCAAGATCACAAGCTACAGCCTATCGTTAAGTACCGAGGTAAGGACTATGGATTCATCCCTAACCTAGAGGAGTTGACCTTTGGGGAGTACATAGATTTAGACAGCTACCTTACTGATGTGCAAAATATGCACAAGGCACTAGGCGTACTCTACCGACCCGTCACAGATAGGGTCGGGGACAAGTACGACATAGAAAAGTACGAACCCAATGAGGGATATAAGGACTTCCCACTCGGAGCAGGATTAGGTGCAACGCTTTTTTTTTGGACTTTAAGAAAGGAGTTATCGAACGATACCCCGAACTTTTCCCCGAAGAACCCGAAGGACATACTGACCTCAGCCTTCAAGCCAACTTCTCAAGGAAGTGGGGTTGGTATGGAAGCATAGACCATCTGGCAGGGGGAGACATCAACAAATACGAGGCTGTAACTAACCAAGCCTTTCAGCGTGTGTTCCTCAAAATGATATTCGACAAGGAGAAGAATGAGGTAGAGAGAATGCTACTCAAGAAGAAAGGTTAACCGCTTGTGCTACAAATAGGGCGCAAAGGGGTTAACCTTTTATGGTATATGATATTCTTACAACAATCAAGAACCACCTAGAGGCAAACGCTCAGGTGAACACGGTTACTTTTGGGGACATTATGGAGGTAGACCTGAACAAGCAGAGCATCTTCCCTTTGTCCCATATGATGATAGATAACGCTACAATCAGCAATCAGATTGCTACCTTCTCTGTAAGCGTTATGTGTATGGATGTTGCAGACGTAAGCAAGGATGATGTAAGGGATGAGGCAGAGCCATTCTACGGGGTAGGCAATGAGCAGGACATACTGAACACTCAGTTCTATGTTGTTAATGACTTGGTGCAAGCCCTGAAGCGTGGAGACCTATTCTCTGACAAGTATCAGCTAGAGGGTGACCCAAGCTGTCAGCCGTTTATGGATCGCTACGAGAACCTATTAGTAGGTTGGTCAGTAACGCTAAGTATCAGTGTACCGAACACGATAGACATATGTCAAGGGTAAAGATAAAGAGAGCCAATCAGGAGGCAGTGATGAAAGCCTTTGGTGAGCGTGTTAAGAAAGCAGCACAACTCAACCTAGGGGCTACTCGCAGCATCCGATACAATGACGGAACTATAAAGAGACGGAGGAACGTAGCCACGGGAAGCCTAAAGGATAGTGTCGGCTTTGTAACTGCCCTATCACCACACCCTGCACTTGACTTCTTCTTTAACGTGCCTTATGGTACTTACCTAGATGAGGGTGTTGATGGTGTCAAGTATAGAGTGCCAGGTAACAGCCGTTTCTCGTTTAGGAGTAAGCAGCCGCCTACCAAGTTCATCCGTGAGTGGATGAGGGTACGCAGGATTAAGGTACGAGACCCTGAGACCAATCAGTTTGTTAAGCAGACTGAAGAAGCAAAGGAGGGCTTTGCATTGGGCATTGCTCGCAAGATTAAGATGCGAGGTATACCCAAGACAGAGTGGTTCAGTCAGCCGTTTAGAGACGAGTTTGAAAAGCTACCACCTGATTTCTTAGTGGCCCTCGGTAAAGATGTAGACGAATTTTTGAAGGAGATAAAACCTTTCTAGTATGCCAATAATAGCACCAAGCAGTTTAGTAGGCTCACGCAGTCCTATATTCATCACAGCTAACTACTCAAGTCTTGCATCCTCTATAACGGATGCGACTATTGAGGTCTTTATATGGAATGGGTCGAGGAGCAGTAAACCTGCCTCAGCGACCTACACCCTTTTTAGGGATGTGTTCGCAGGGCAAGATGTATCCTTTGACATCTCCAAGTTTGTACAGGAGTACATAGACAATGACTACACAGGCTTTGATCCCACAGATGTCAGCTATGTTCCTGACGGCTCAGTGTATTGGGTACAGGTAGACTACAATGTTAGCTACTACAATAAGGCCGACCCTCCTACAATCTCAAATGACACGGGAAGCACAGACATCTTCGAGGTGTCTAATGGTTACCACATATTTATAGAGGCGGCAAACAAAGAGGTAAACAAAGGCTTTGCTTCTGTCAATGCTGTTAAGTACATACAGGACTCTGGCAATGAGGTCGTGCCCGTATACCTAGGTAAATGGGGAGAAGGGTACGACATCTATTGGGCCTACAAGGATAGGGTGCTTGCTGATGGTGGCACGGTTGAAGGCGGAAGTGCTTGTGCTAATATCGGTCTTGACATTGTAGAGATACTAGGTGACGGAGGCTACAATATAGACATCCGTATTACTGAGGTAGACCTTCAAGGTGTACAGCCTGAGAATAGGATTATGCTTTTACCTTGTGGCGTTACCAACCTTACGGCTTGGGCCGATAGCGTTGGTGAGCCATTGACCTATACGAACTACTATGACATCAACCTAAAGGATAAGGACGGCACAACGCTAGACACCCGTAGGTTCTACCCGACTTGTGAGAGTAAGTACACACCACTACAAGCGCAGTTCATAAATAAGAACGGGGTTTGGGAGAGCCTCAATTTCTTTAAGGCAAGCCAAGAGCAGATACAAACGAGAACCTCAGAGTACCGCAGGTCACTCGGTAGTTCAGGTGCTACAGGGTTCAGCTACGATACTACACAGGAGCAGTACAAGAGATTCAACACCAACTACCGCAACAGCATCCGAGTAAACACAGGATGGGTAGGTGAGGACTATGCAGAGTTAATGACTCAGTTGCTTGCCTCGGAGCGTGTACTGCTCGATGGCAAGCCTGTCAATGTGAGTACAGGATCGCTACAGCTACAGAAGCACATCACAGACAGAACTATCAACTACACGATAGACTTACAATACGCTTACGACACTATCTATGAATAGAGTTGACCTTTATATAGATGGCCAGAAGGTAGACTTCTTTGAGCAGGAGAGCATAGAGTTGACTATGAGCGTGCAGAACGTTAAAGACATCTCTAAGACCTTTGGTGACTTCTCTAAGAGTTTCACCTTACCTGCTAGCCCAAACAATAACGCAGTCTTCAAACACTACTATAACGTAGATGTGAGTGGGGGCTTCAACGCCAACACACGAACAGATGCGTTTATAGAGGTCAATAATAATGTCCTCCGCTCAGGTGTTGTAGAGTTGGAGGGTGTGCAGTTAAAGAACCTGCAACCCCACGCCTATAAGGTCAGTTTCTACAGCAAGACCACAGCGTTAAAAGACCTGTTTGGTGAGGACACTTTAAATGACCTTGACCTATCAGCACAAGACCACGACTACAATGATACGAACATTGAGACGGGCATCAATAGTTATGTAAGCGGTACGGACAATGCTATTATCTATCCGATGATAACGCCTGTCACTAGATGGTATTGGGACAGCCAGGGTTCACACGGAGACGGCAATATCCACTTTCATAATAACCCTACCCACGGAGTATTCTACTATGACCTAAAGCCTGCTG